GTGTATATTCTTCTTCTGATAATAAACTTGAGCTAACCAGCGAACACAATCCTTGCCATAGTAAGTTTCAGTCCTTATACGAACACCCTTATACTTGCTCGTAGTACCACGACGACTAGAAGTATTCATACAGTTCTGCTGTTGAGTGCATTCCCTTAAGTTCACCCAACGGTTATCTCCTTTAATACCATTCTTATGATCAATGATACCAGGCCATCTACCTTCCATAACCAAGAAAGCCAAACGATGCTCAAGATACTGACGCTGATTACCACTAGGCCCAATACCAATAGATCGATAACCTTTACTGCTAGCACAACCAGCACGACTACCTTTCTTACGAGGCCCCCTAGCAACCGTATAAGTAAAGTAACCCGTAATTGGATCATAACTTAAATAACTATTCAGATGGGATAAGACTTCAGATTCAGATAACATAATAATCTCCATTACTATTAATACTCATTAAATAACGTGGCAGGAAGTGAGTATACTTCTTTTCGGTAATGAGCCTAGCCACATATAAAGGTATAGCGTCGCAATGTAATATGCAATAGGAAAAATGGGATATTTTCTAGATGGGGTGAATTAGGGGTATATGGAAACCCGTTGGGCTTGGCCCCCCGTGCCTTGCATACTGGACTGCGACAGCGCATAAGAAAGCATATGTATAGCTCCCAGTGCTCAGCTACAACACACATATATACTGCTACGAATCTTAGTTGTATTCGATATTCAGCATGAGATACAGGCATGATACTGTGCATAGCGTGGGGGGCATGAGCATTGGGTGTTACGAATATCGTAATGGGTAGGCAATTAGTCTTGTGCTGGTGGTTGTGTGGTATTAGTGGGAGATGTGAGCTCAGATGCTAGTTCGCTGTGATTTAAACAAACCCTACGCTCATTAACAATCATTCCCTTCCAATCATCTGTTTCTACGCGCACGTGGGCCTTAAGACGGTTTAATTCAACACATACTCGTATAAATAACTGGTAGAAGTCTTGGTTAGTCTCTTTAGCTAGTCTATTCATAGCTATGTGAAGTAATCTATCTGTATCATACTTGGAGTAATGGTGATTGTAGACTAAATACCCTTGTTTAGCTAAATCTACTCTTATTGCCTTCCTCTTCAGACCTTTGAGTGTCTCTATAGCCATTATCCACGACTCCTTACGTTATGAGATATTATTGAAGAATCGGTTTAGTTGTTGCGTCTGCGAATACGTATTAATTGAGTTCATCGGCTCTTGCTTGACTAAACTTATATATAGTATTGAATATCGCTACGCTCTTTTTCTGCTGTAAAGATAGTTTAATTTCTGGAAGGGCTCTGCTTGAATCTAGCACGGATTCATAATGCTTGTCAAGCCGTGTATTTTTTATAGTAGTCAATTGGATAGTGTATGATAGCACATGATAATGCTTTTCGGTGTTTTGGTGCTATTGGTTGTTTTGGTGCTGTACAATTACATGAGCGATGAGGCTTGGCTCTTATTAATTTACTTTCTTATCATTCAGTGGTTTGTATTGTGAATCCCGCCACTTCTTCCAATTCTTGGGCTTAGGTATAAATTGAGTATCATACTCTTTATAGCCAATTAATAACCTCGCCACTCTTGATGAGTATTTCTCGTTTGTACTTCTTAGTTTAATTTTATTAAGAACTCGGTTCAAGGAAGTGGAACCGAGTGACTTCTTTTTCCCGAATCTTTTATTTCCCATAAATCTCTCTTTCCTGCTTAAATGATAGCATATGATAGCATATGATAGCATTATATAGTCGATTAGTCCTATCGCTCAGATGGTTACTGTACAATTGTACTGGTTATTCGACTTGTGGGTTATTCCCGATAGTCATCATATATTTCTAGTCTAAAATCAATATGCTCTGGTTCTCCTTCTTCCACCTTAGATATTATTAAGCTTTCACCTGTCTGTTCATTAAGATCTAATAAATCCTGAATGGTATTGAACTCCATCTCTCTCTCAGTTCTACAGTCGTGTGTATTTTGCACTAACGCTTTCATCACTCACTCCTTTTCTTATTTATACTCTAATGGCAATATATCGCCTCTATTCCCACTCCACGACATTTCTACTGATATTTCACACTAATTGTCTTTAAAGGCTGCTTCTAGGCTCTACATTGGACGAAAACACGAAAAAGCCTCGCTTGGAAGATCCGAACGGGGCTTTTGTGTGTCTGGGTTAGGTGGTTACGGTAATTAATTATCCAAGTTACTTCTTAATTTCATAACTTGCTCGGTCATTACTATTATCGTTTCTTGGATATGCTTCTTCTCGCCTTCCCATCGTATCGACGCTTGTCGCTCAGATTTTAAGGCTCCCTCTTCACTCAATTCTATTTCTATTTCGTGGTATCTAACTCTTATTCTCATCTTATCCACTCTCATTGTTAGTCAGTCTATATCTATATCCAAATCCAAGATCCGGAGTCCAGAGCCTCTCACCCCTATAATCCCCTCTCTCCACTAGTATTTATTGAAACATGCCTGTCAAGCTCATAATTATATTGAAATACTAGTTGCGAATCCACTATCAATAGCAAGCACAGAATTAATGATAACTCATTATCAATAAGGTATTTCACATACCTATATTTCATCTTTACTCATGGTAAATCATTCTCCACTGCCGGACATCTCTCAATAGCCTCTAGGCGTTCTTCCACACTCTTTAATCTATAATGTAAATTCTTCATCATTTGAATCCAATCTTTATGATTCATATCATTATCCATATTATTTATCAGCTTATAAAGACTAACATCAATTGGATCACCATTTTCATCTCTATATGTATGTGACATTATTTACTCTCAATAGCCTCTAGGCGTTTCTCTATCTCTGCGAGATTTGAATTATCACTGCAGTCAAATATCTGAGCCTCTAACTCTTCATATGCAGCCTGTGCGTCGTCTTCTGATAAATAATAGAATGATATCTCTTTATTATTATGATCGATAGTAAATCTATAGTTCAGTATACCTATAATCGTAAGACTTTTTATCGGACTAACTGATTTTATCAGATCAACCCTTAGTAGATACCCCTCGAATTTAATCATCTCACCTGCCTCCTGGCTAACTCTTCCAATTCTCTCATCTCATATCTATCAATATGACCATCCAATATAAGAAAGTCATAAGTAGGTTTTATCGATGGATATTTAGCTACCAATTTCTGACAGTAAACTTTGTGGCCGTCTCTTTCTACCTTTAATCGGCGAAAGTGATCCGCTTCTTTGGCTGAGAAAGCAACAGTTATGGTCATTATCATCAATATCACCCCAGCAAAACCCTTCATCACTATCCTAGTTTCCTTCTTCATCCTTGCTCTCCTTATTATTCCAGTCGATTTGAATATTATAGGGCTCAACAAGTCTCTTATATTCTTTAGTGAGTCTCTCAAATTTAAGTGGTGGCATTTGCCTAAAATATTTATTAAGATCTTTATGGGTTATATCATATCTTTTTATTATAGAATTCATTATCTGAATAGAGTTAATAGATGCCAACCCTAATTGATGTGGAATCCATTCATTATGTTTATTTAAAGCCCCAGGCAAAGTCCTATCATACCTTTCACAAAGATACTCATAATGAATATAAGCCACATACCTTCTATCCTCCACTATCTCAACATTACTACCATTAATTAAAAGCTGATTCTCATTAAAAATACGTGTGTTTTTAATCTTCTTCTCATCCCACAGTTTTGATTCTTCCCACTGCGGAGTTCTGAAGTTATTAGCTACTTTTGAACCTTTTCCTGCTTGTGATCCACTCACAACTTCCTCCAATGTTACATTTTTGTAATTATACGGGGTTAACAACTACCATCACAAGGTTGAACACCGCAATCATCACAATCTGGCCGTGAATAACTACAGCTACCTATTGGCTCATCATCTTTTGTTAAAGGCCAACCACATGCCTTACACTCTTTTGCAGCATCCTCTTTGGCTACTTCCTTATCATATCCATAACAACTCATTCCTTACATCCTGTTAGTTTTTTATATTCTTTTTTTATTGACATACCAACTTCATAGCCATTCATTATTTGTGTTGCGTCGTGCATCTTAAGGAATAGAGCCTTCAACTCGGCGTTTTCTTTTTCGAGCTCATCAATCTTCTTAAGCTTTCTTTCTATAGAATTTTCATTACCATTTAATATGCAAACAATTTCCTCTATCCGTATATACCCGCCATAATATGTGATTTCTTGGCACTTCGGCCCTTGTCGCAATCCGTAAGTCTCACTCATTCCTTCACCACCTTTATATATCTCATTGGTTGCCATCTTCTTTTGATTCTTTCACAAATATAGAGAATCCAACTTCTTCTTTCTCTGAATCCCTCATAGCATTTAAAATCCTTGTTGCCATATCAAAAGCCTCAGCTCTATTAATCCATAACCTCAATAAATGTGTTGATTCTTTAACGCTTGCGCCATCAAAACTAATCTCTTTCTTTTCATCACTCATCTATACATCTCTTGGCTAATTAACCTTCTTGACTTCCATGCAAAACCTTCCTTATTCTCAGCATAACCAATGCCGATTGCCTCTCTCCTAACGCTATCCATTCCCCACTTATATGAAACCCCGCAGATAGTAGCCAGTGCCAGGAGCCATAAACAGGGCTTGAGGTGGTCTAATAGGTATTTGTTGCTCATCCCTCAACCCTCGCAAATAACACCGCACAAGGATGAATAGCTTTTACCGGGCTACGATCTAAGCACAGAACGCCACCAATATCATAGACATATTTGTGGAAGCCGCGCATGGATTGAGCCATGATATGTGGAAGATGCTTATTGACCATATCCAATATATTACTCGCACTCCACCCCAACATAACCACGTCATACTCCCCATATTCCGATTTGACGCGCTCTTCTAATGTGGCTGGCTCTGGCTCTGGTATCTCGGCTTCAGTGGCGGGGCGAATAACTTTATACTCTTCAAGTAGGAATGTTGCATCTCCAGCGTCTTCCTGATCTAACAATGTCTTCCCAAGTTCAATGCCAGAGGTATTAAAATCAGTCTTTATATAATAAAACTTCCCCGGCTCGATGACCAAGCGGTAGACTGCATTGGAATCGAGATCTCCATCATCAGAATACCAATCTTCACCGGATCCCTGCCATTCATATTTACAATTCCAATCATAAGCGTCCTTCTGCTCTTGAAGTAAGTTCTTCCACTGCACTAAATTCGTAACTTGGTTCATCGATCATACCTCCTTTGAATTTGCTCTACCATCTTTAAAGCATCCATTTCATCACAACCAGATATTATAAGACTGCGTAGGTCATGCAGATCACCAATAAGGTCTTTATATAGGTGATTTTTTAGCATTGATATAATATCTTCTTTCCTGCCCCTTCTTGCTTTAACTTTAAATTCAAGTGAGTAAACTTCAGTGCTAGTATCTACACATCGTGTATTAAACTCAGCCATTACCGATGTGTTAAACTCACGCGTAACGGCTCTCTCACCTTTATATTTTAAATCCTCTAACCACTCTAGATTATTCATCCTTGCCGCCTCCATTATTAAAATTAACCCCGACTAAAGGCACAAAAAATCTACTACCACCTTTCGAAAATCCTTTAGCCGGGCACCTAAAAAGCCCCAGTAGGTAATTAATCCTAAAGGGGCGATACAATGTGACCGGTCAACGGCTGAGTGCTTCATCAGTCATTATTGTTTTTAAAACTTAACCTTTCAAAAAGCATACTCCGTCGATGAGGACTTATTGATGCCTCGTTTATATATGCTCAGATTGAGCGGTGATTGTTATTTCTTTGCTTCTTTTTTGATCAACTCTCTGATCTGTTGCGACCTGTTACGGCCTTCTCTTTTGCATTGTTTATCTAAATTAGCTAGAGATACTTCATCTATTGTTATATTTATAGCCTTCATAGTATCCTTTTTATGTTGGTACCATGTATATATTATACGCATGATATATCTAAAGTAAAGCCCCACTCCTAAGAATGAGGCGTATTTGTTACCTTGTGTATATCACCCCCGACGACGTTAACTCAGCTATAATAGCATCGGCATCTTTGATACTCTCACATAATCTCCAAGCGCCTTTAGTCTCGGCTTTGAACTTCAACTCTCCAGATGTAAGCTTCCTTTGACTCGGCGGTTTTTTGCCATCCTTGATTTCGATAAAGATTGATCGGCCATGAAGCGACACGATAATATCACAGCAATTCGGCAGATCAGCTATCTTTAAAACTGAGCAGCCAAAATCCAGAAAGTGCTTTGAAATCTCGGTGTGATTTGCGTCTGTCTTATTTGCTAAGTGTGATCGTGCCATTAACTCAACCTCATACGTTTCAATGAATAATCAATATCCCCACACTTCTTACATTTTACCCTTGTTGAATCACCTTGTCCTGACATATGCTCGCTATTTGAGCTATCTAATTCTGTATTACATTTATTACAAATGAATCGTATCATTTCTTCCCCCCCATTGGTCAGCCATTGCAAGAGCTATTCCAGCATATGTTTTACTTCTTTCCTTGGCTCTACCCTTTGACGGTGGTAGATTATTCTGCCCTGAGTCAGTTTGATTGGCCCAGCGCATCTTATCACCAACTTTTCGCCCAGGTATAAATTCTGTCGGCTTAAGTAGAGGCAACTCATTCAACCATAAACAAGTTTTCTTACTGGCATCATGTCCGAAATCATAAGGCTGTATAATCTGATCTGGCTTCCTCCAACGTGAAGACATACAGCAAACCGGGTTCTCGATTGCATATGGCACTTTTAAATTCGCAAACATCATAAAGAATTCTGCTGCCTCTTCTGTTTGTGCCGCTCGTTCTGGCCTTCTTTTATTCCAATGTAAACCAGATACAGATAGATAAGTACAAGGAGGATGAGCAATAATTAAATCCCAATCATTATATAAAACCTCTTTAACATCACAATTGAAGTGATATAGGCTATTATCATCAGCGGGTAGAATATCACAACTCCAGGCATCATGACCACGGGCCATAAACGCATCCCGTACAGTCCCGCTTGATTCGCATGCTATTAAGATTTTCATCCCTCCCCCCGTTGCTCTTCGCCTGCCCGCTCACCCTTGCACATTGTCACCCAATCATGCGGGTTTAACCATGGGTAATTTTGCTGTGTCTTTGTTCTGAATCCGCAAGTTTCGCAAGTCACTTAACACCCCCAACCGGCAACCCGGCCTTTTTAAAACAAGCGCCGTGGTAGACTTTATGCCCGTCGGGATCATTCACAGTCTCTATCAACTTCTTGCAACCTGGGCAAATACTCTTGTATAGTTCCTCACTCATCTACTTCTCCCGATGTTATTTTTTGTTCTATCTCTTTGATTTTAGCTCTTACGTCACCATGAAAATCGTCATAACCTCGCCAGAATCGATCTTCACCTGAGAAGTTTATCTTCTTGCTCTTTACCCATTGCTTTAGCTCCTTCCAATTGTTTTTGAGTTTTTTATGCTCATCAATCAGACACTTTGTACAAGAATAACCATCATGGGTACAAATCCCCCCAATAGCTGGGTATTTACAATAAATACAATTCATCCCTCCCCCCGTTGCTCTTCGCCTGCCGCGTTAGCTTTGCTCATTTTTTATACTCCTCTGGATGCATCTCGTAATAAAGCTCAAACATTAAATTGGTTATCGCATGAGTTAAATGTATCTTTGGGTCGTCACTTTCATCGTCTGGAATGCCCGCTTGATAATTTAGGATATGTTTCAGCGCGTGATTGATTGGCCCATTCTCGCCACTCAATCGGCTTTGCTGCCAATTACAATCGCCATATTTAGCCGCGCCATGTGCAAAAACCTTTGACACTTCAATTAAAACATCACCTGGGATTAAATCTAATCTTACACCACATGAAAACCTCTTTTCTTCTTTGCTCATTTTAAAATAACTCCAATTGTCTTGTTTCTTTTCGGATCCGATCGATCGACTTTTCAAAATAATCCTCATCAAGTTCACAGCCGACAAACTCGCCCATTTTCGCATAGTGCGCGGCTATTGCATTGGATCCGCTGCCTAAATGAGTATCGAGGATCTTTTGACCTTCTTCGGCGTAATTGGCATAAATCCAATTATAAAGCTGGATGCTTTTCTGTGTCGGATGAATCTTTCCCTTATTATCTATATTTGCTTGATAATAAGGATAATCAAAGCACTTGGCTGTTTTCTGAAAAGAAGTCCAAGCAAGTTCACCATCGGCAAAAGTAACAACTGGTTGATGTTTATACCAGAAAATAAACTCTCTACAACTAGGTAGTAAATCAGATAAATGATTGTAGCCCCAAATGATTTGATTTCTTGATACCCTAAAGATCTCTTTAAAATATTCCTTATTTGGTTTTGCATCATTTATTAAACTTAAATCTCTCCCCATATTAAAACGATCTTGCGCATTTCCTTTTGTCTCAATCCCATAAGGCGGATCAACAACAGCCAAATCAAAATAGTTATCTTCATAACCAGCCATAACTTCCATGCAGTCGGCATTGTGAATTGTCATATTATCTTGTTTGTAAGTGCTCATCCTCTAACCGCCTTAAGTGCTGAATTACCCATATCAATAGACTCCTGCAATACTGCTCTTTGATCTTCATACTTAAAGGCAGTTAAACCAACAACCGATATTATACATTCCAATGCCTCACGAATTGACGCATTATCTTGCTTGAGCTGCTTCAACTCATCAGTATCAACGCAATCAACACTACCATTTAAACCTTTTGTATTTTCTGTAATTTTCACTTCACCACCGGCTTTAAATTTAATTGCTTCTCGACTATGACTGTGAACATACCTTTATCTAAATTAATCTTCTGGTATAACTCAGCCACAGACTTCTGATCCGTCACAATCTCAACAAATGGCTGATTTTGTTTCGTTGTTGTTAGAACTATATATAAATTCATGGCGTAAACCCGTTAATATTTGAACCACCTAAATCGACAACCTCGGAAGGGTCATCTAAAGAACTTCCTGCGCCGGTATAAGTACCAGATTCATAATCATAATTCAGATAACAAATTCCTTCTTTGCCGTCTGTTTTTTGCTTTATCTTCTGTATATCAATTTCTACCGGCTTTCGATAATCTTGCTTATCCCTCCAGACTGAAAATAAATTATCTGCTTTTGCAAACCAAGCATAGCCGCCGACGATATCATAGGCTGTAATCCTTGGGTAAGATCCATCATTAAGCATTTTTGGGTTTTTAGGGTGTGCGACTATCCAGAAAGTTAAATCATATACTCTTGCAAACCTTTTGATTTTTCTTAATACTTTGCTTATATATAAATCTTCTCTAGCTCCCGTTTCATTTAAGATTTCATTCCAAGGATCCAATACAACTCCTTTTATCCCGTGGCGAAAAACAAGAGCCTTTACTCGCTGTAAAATATAATCAATGCTGATGTCTTCTTCTTCACTATCTACAAGTAATTGTATATGGTCTGAAAGGTCATCAGTCGCTATATCAACTTCAATATCAGTCATTCTATCAAAGCTTTTTCTACAATATTTTGAGGCTAATTTCCTAAAATATACCGCTGATGGATTATTCTCTGGTGAAAATATAACCCATTTCAGGCCGTATTCTTTTACAGTGTTTATTATTAATTCATCAACCCATTCAGATTTCCCTGAACCTGGGGAGCCTGTTACAATATTTAATTGACCTGTTTTAATCTTCAGGTGCCTATCCATATCATCACAGCCAGTTTTATAATAATGGTCTGTAACACCATCTCGCATATTCTTAATTTCTCTTTTAAAATCCCTGAATGTCTTAACCCCAGTTATCGGGCAATGCCTTGCGCTCATCAAAACATCCTCAACAGCTTCAGGGCCTTCTTTAACTAGAACGTCGTTAATATCTTTGCAGCCTTCTGGATATTGGATGAATAAGCATTTGTCTATGCCGATCCTTCTTTTCAACTCAGACTCTAAGAAGCGCCCGTTCTCATCATTATCAGTAACAAGTACTATTTCTTGGATCTGTTCAAATAACTTCATCGCCTCTTCTGTGAAATAAGAGAATTTATTATCCAGGTTGTTAGCTGTTGGATTTGGAGCGCCATCTGGAACTGATATTGAATCCTTATATCCGCATTCAATTAATGTGAGCGTGTCAATCTCGCCCTCTGTGATATAGATTCTTTTTGGCTTTCGCTCTAATACTTCAAAGTTATAAAAACATTTTTCGCCATTCTTATCCTGCGCCATGTCTTTTGTCGATGTTCTGTATTTGGTATTAACCCGCATATTTTTCTTAATAAATGGAAAGGCTACTGTTTCAACTTCCTTCTGATATTGAGGCATCCATTTATAACAAGATCTAACACCTGTTACAAATAAGGTTTCTTTTGATATTCCTCGGTTATTGAAATAATCTAATGCTGGCCCTGTGAGGTCATTTAATTGGTCTGGCTTATATTCACCTTGCTTTATTGCTTTAGCTGTCGTATTTGGCACGTAAACACGTTTATTCGCTTCATTACCACTCATTAATGAACCCTTCCATTCACAATGGGCGCATTTATACCAGCCTTCATTTAAATTAACTCTCAAGCAAGGTAGTGTGCTTTTCTTTCTAGTGTGGGAGCATATAGGGCATACAGTATCAACAACCCCAGAAAGATTCCCTCTTAGGTCAATCCCTAATTGTTCCGCTAATTTTACATTATCATTCATGGTTACACCCTATATTGTTTAGTTTGTTGTGGCCTTCCCGATTGTTCAGGTTTAGCTATTTCGATATCCCATCCTTGATTGTTGATCCATGTTGATAAATTTTTCCAAGGTGGACAAAATTGATTTGCGTTACTCAGAGCCTTCCTAGCTTTCTCCTGGTGGATGATTGAAGGAATTAGTAAAGGTATGATCGCCTCAAGATTTTTATACTTCTTCTTAAAGTTCTCAAACTCTGAATCAAGCCCATTTTTAGTTCCTTTGTATAATTTTCTAAACTTATCAAACTCATTTTTAAGTATATTTTTATTATCTTCTCTTTGTCTTATCTTCTCTTTGTCTTCTCTTAATTGGGTTGAGTTAGGTTCTGGATTAGGTTCCACTGGCTTTTCGATAGGTTCCAAGTTAGGTTTATTAGGTTTTTTTGGGCGTCCACCTTTAGATCCATTAGTCGCTGATGTAGAAGACCTTCCATCTTTTTGTTTAGCCTGTCTATCTAGAAACCTAATAATAACCAAATCGTCAGAATCAATAACCAAAATCCCCTCTTCTTTTAAAGTTAGGATATTTTTTAGGTTATTTGGGAATCTACGTTCAAGAACTTTTCTTGAAAGCTTACACTCACGGCTCCAATACAGTGAGCAGATGTTAATAAATACGCCTTGAGTTTCAAAATCCTCAAGAGTTATATCACCGTCATTCCACTCAGAGCAGAAGAATTTAAAATAAGGTAATTTGATTGCCACCTCAAAGCCCCCACTTTTCTATAAAAGCCTTATCTTTTATAGCTTTATTTCTGGATCTAGTCTTTTTTGATTTTGAAATCCACGAACTTTTTATATCCTCCATAAAATCTTCCTTTCCTGGCATCTCGCCAAACGGGTAGTTATTTAGCATCTTATCAAGATGCTTGTATTTATGAATAAGATATAACTCCTGATATAGAGCCTCAGACTCGCACCCATAAAACTCTACGGTGAAACTTTTCGCGAATTCAATTTTAGATTTTAACGTCGAGATAGCTATTGATTTTTTATTAGGTTGTCTTCGTGTCGCCCAGTGATTTTTTATTCTTGTATTCAAGTCACTTGTAACCCCTATATAGAAATATTCTGAAATTTCAAATCGATAAACTATAAACATTTAAATTCTCCCTTTTGATTCTTTTATTAAGACTTGCACAGCCTCATCATAGCTAACATTCCTGCGCTTATACTTCTTATTAAGCTTCTTAATTACAGCCTTAACTTCTTCTCTAGTAGCTTCTTGCACTGACAAATTAACATAACTCATATTCGATTCCTTAGTTTAAGTTGATTTAGATTAGTTGGCATTAACTAGATTGCAAGTGAATTATAATGATATTATAAAAGAAAGACACAAAAAAGCCCCAAGTAATTAAACAAGGGGTTATACTCTATATAGGCGCTTTGTCAAGAAAATATAACATCAAGCTTAGCGTCTTCTGTTCTTGCCTCACCTAATTGCTCAGTAAGATTTATAAATGCCTGCTTCTCAACTTCATGATCATCTTCTAAATCACATTGATCTTCATAAACTCCGACTGAATAATAATGTTGGTTATGTAAATCTTCTTCATAAACCCTTCTAAAGCTAACTGTTATTTCTTTCATAATCTTCCTTTTTATCCGTTATTTGCGGGGTTAGTTTTGAGTCATCCCAGTGATAACTTTAATTTTAGACATACCTATAAGGCCCCTACATGCACCTGTATCATAATCACAATACTTAAAAAAGTTCTCTCCATTAAACCACATAACCCTCTCCTGTGACTCCTCAGTCTTATGTACAATGCATTTGTACCAACCGACTACCATCATCACCTAATCCTCACTTCTTTCTGTTCTTGTTTATACCTATGCCCCATATATGCAGATTGAGTTTTAAGCACGTTTATAGGGACCGCCATGATAGCTTTTGCTGTGGCAGTATCATATGGCTTATCTTCACCATTTTTAGGCTTAGGAGCATACTTGCTTGGGTTTATCTTCATTGCAGTATGACAGGAAGTGCATGTCTTTTCGCGTCTTCTTGGGTGGATAGGGTTATAATCGAACTTAGATAAAGGCTTGCGTACCTCACATCTGCGGCATTTCTTTTCTGTTTTCATCCTAAACTCTCCTTTAATACTCTTCTCATTCTCAATACTTCTCTGCTCAACTCTAGGTTATTAGCCTGGATCTGCTCCTTAAGGCGGTAGGATCTCTTAGGTCTCTTACCTTGGCTTCTGAGGTGGTGGGGTTGGGGTGTCATCATCTAGCCTCATCATATAGCGCAACTCTGGCCTCAAGTAGCTCAACCGCAATCGCTTTGGCTGTGTCGTGGTCGCCTGAGAATACAAGTAGCTCTAGTTGAAGCTCAGCGTATTTCAGAGCCTTTTCAATTGCTTTAAAGTTTTCTGCTTTCATTATCTCACCACCTGTATGACGATCATCATTACGATTAAGAAAAATAGTCCAGAAAGAAAGGCGATCATTATAGCCTCAAAGATATTGTATCTTTTCCAGAAGCTCTTGCTGAATTTGAATTTAGAACCTTTATAGTGATTTTTCATTTATCGAGTTCCTTTAGTAGTGCGTCGGCAAAGGAGACCGCATCTCTTGGAATATTTTCTCTATCGGTATCATAATCGGCATTACTGCATAAGCTTAACATCACCGAGATTGCTATATCTTCTCTCTTTGTGTAGCCGCCTTCAGTCCGTCCTTGACCGTGAAGGTTGCCTTGAATAACTTCAGGTTTTACTGGACTTGCTGGTTTATCTGAATTATTCATTGACTCTCACCTCAACTTCTAATTGTGCATTAACATCTAAATAATCGATATGCTCCCCTTCAATACAGATGCATGACCCGTTAGTGAAGTAGATCTCAATTGATTCGTTATTTGTGGCGTGGCAGATATTTGTGATCTTCTTACCTACTAGTGCTTCTTCTATCTCTCTTGCTTCTGTCAGTATTTTCATGGTATTCCTTTTGTTTGTGTTGATGTTAGTATATCATGGTGTGGTATACCATTCAAGTAACTTATGTATAATTCTTTCATTTATTTTGATATACCATTTTTATTGAAGTTTTAAATACAATACATTTGACAGTGGTATACATGCAATGCTATAGTCTCTTATCGCCAACATAAATAAGGATATACCAATTGAGTAAAAAGAGAGAATCACCGATGCGAGTATCAGCAATGACTAGATTTGTTGTCAGTCAGGCTGCCGCAGAGATGGACAAAGGCAAGCAAGAAATAATGGAAGACGTTTTATGCGCTGCTTTTCCGGCCCATACAAAAACCTATAAATTAATGAATAAGGAGTGTAAGTAAATGAGTAACGAGATAGCGAAGAAGACAGACTTAAGAAGTTTTATCGGCGGCGATCAAGTTAGAGATCAAATCGCAAAGGCTCTACCATCTATATGCACACCAGATAGATTCTTAAGGGTGGCAATGACAAGTATTACTAAGGTGCCTAAGCTTCTGGAATGTGATCAGACAAGCTTTATTTCAGCTTTGTTGGATTGCGCATCTCTTGGGATTGAGCCAGATGGACGAAGGGCGCATCTACTGCCATACAATAACCGTAAAAAGAATATTGTAGAGTGTCAGTTAATTATTGACTATAAAGGCCTTGTTGAGCTCGTTATGAGATCAGGAAAGATAAGTCTTCTTCATGCTGATAAAGTTTGTGAGAATGACTCCTTCAAATTCAATGCCGGTAAAATAGACGAACATATAATTAACTTCAAGAAGCCTCGCGGCAAAGCCTATGCTTACTACGCTTATGCAGAGATGAAAGACGGCGCAAAGAAAGCAGAAGTTATGACGATGGATGAAGTCTTAGGGATTAAATCTAGATCTAAAGCTGGTGAGTTTGGCCCATGGAAGACAGACTTTGATGAGATGGCAAAGAAGACTGTCTTTAAGCGTCTATCTAAGTGGCTCCCAATGAATGCAGAAGAAGCTCAGATAGTTCAATCAGTAGATGAACAAGAGTTCGATTTCGAAATGCCGAAGAAAGAAGCCAGCTTCAAATCAGCGGATGACATAAATGTGGAAGAATAGAGAAATAAAGTTTGAGCAAGGTTCTGACGAGTGGTTAGAATCTCGCTTGGCTAAACTCACTGGGTCTATTGTCGGCGCAATCATGCCCGGCAAGACTGGGAAAAAACCAGATTGGTCTAAACTCAAATATACTAAAGCTGTTCAGGAAATGGCCGGTGTAGATGAGTCTAAGCCGATACCACCCGCCAATGCAGATTGGGGGCATTATTGGGAGCCATTCGCCTGCGAAGCTTATACAGAGAAAACAGGGACTGAATTAATTGAATCGGGTTTAATCACCTCGAGCTTTAATGAATATGTAGCCACTTCTCCAGACAGGATTGCCGCCGATGATTCTTTAGTCCTTGAGGTTAAGTGCCCTATGACTATGGAGAAACACTTGCAATATATTGACAAGAGTCCGGTTCTTAACCTCTCGAGCGTGGCACTCGAGAAGAACTATTATTGGCAGGTTCGCCACCATATGCTTTGCACCGGCATTAAGGTTTGTGACTGGGCTTCATTCCATCACGGCTTTAAACCAAAAGTAATATCTATTGACCGCGTTGAATGGGATAATAAAGAAATGGACATGATGCAAGAATACTGTAATGACTTCATAAAAGAGATGAAGTTGTTTGCTAAACAAATATTAACGAATTAATGGAGAAAGTAGGATGAGTTTTGAAATTACAGGTCAAGTAGTATTAGTAGGTGAACTTCAGTCCCGCGAATGGGAAGGTAAGACTTTTCACAATAGGAGTATCATCATCTCAGTTGCTGAAGGCGATCAAGGTCAGTACCTAAAGCATGCTGAGTTTGATATTGCTGAAGCTCAATTTGAGTACCTCGATAGAAATAAGGTAGGGGATACAATCACAATTAAGTTCAGTCTCGATGGTGGTAAGCCTTATACCAATAAGAAGAGTGGTCAATTAAGTGTATTTAATAAGCTTAGAGCCTTCTACATTGGTAATGAGAATCAAGGGGAAGATTCACAAGCAGCGCCTAGTCAGCAACCACAGGCATCTCCGGCGGCTGATATTCCTATGCCGGATTTTAATGATCCAATAGAGGATGATATAGCGTTTTGAACAAACTAACCATGCATTTTAGTGGATGTAAAACCCCTGAGTCTAAGGAGGCTCAGGCCAAGGTATTCATAGAGACTGTCACAGAATTAACAGGCTACCACACGGCCCAATGTTACGATATTGTAATACATGGGACGTATGCCGAGTTTAATCTTCAGTCTAAACAGTGACCTATAAGCTCACATAAAGTTGTCTGCCCATCTCTATTGGCTTTTCTTAAATGAGAGAAGTTCTTAGGGATGTGGCCTAACTTTCTTATAACTCGGAATTTCCAGTCGTCTTCATCCAGGCACGTGTAGAAGATTATAGGCTTATCACACCTAGCGAACTCCTTAAGCTTAATTGTAGCATCTATATTAGGGAACATGTAGTCGCATATAATAGCGTTATATCTCTCAAGTAAATGCGGGTGCTCTATGTACCAGTCCACATTATTGAGGGAGCCTTCAGTCCTAACATACGCACCAAAGCGTTTCTCTAGAATCTTTTTAACTAGAATCTGGTTTAGCTTATCATCTTCAAAATGAAGAATCGATACAGTCTTTTCGATGATCATCTTTTTATCCTCAGTGTTCATTTTACTGCCCTTGGGTTAGCTTATTTCTCTAATACCCTCAATTTACTTTTCCCCGCGCTACTCATTTCTGGTTCTTTATATTTATCATTCATAATAGCTGATATAGTTGCTTTATTTATTCTATTACTCTTAAGTACATCTCTTATCTCTGAGTCAGTAACTCCTAGTGCCCTAGCTCCTTGTAGATCTTTTATGATCTGTTGAAAGTAAAGCTTATGACCTGCCTTAAACCTCTCCCAATCCTCTTTAAACTCTGGTAAGGTTTGTGTTGAACTCTTAGAGAATATAGTTTTATTCATTGTTTTGTTTAAGCTATTTAAGGAATTCCTATACTCAGTAGTTTTGAATGACAATGCATTAGGGCCATCTACTTTTGATGATCTAAAGCCTAAGAATGTAGAGGCTATCTCGTCACCAAAGTCTCTAGTATTGCCGAAGTTATCAACCTTCTCAGTATACCCATCATAGACTCTCTTGAGTGAGGTGATTCCGCCCGGCTCAAAAGCTTTCCATACATGAGAGGATATCTTATTCCATTTATCTTTATCTGTATCAGTCTCTTCAAATACCTTTGCTGTAGAATCTTTCTTCTTATTTCTAAGTATGTCTAAGACTCTTTGAGCTACCATATCTTCACCAAGGAAAGGCGAGGCCATCTCTATGGCAGCTTCTACCATACCACCCTCACTACTAAGTAGAGCATTCATAGGCTTCTTAAGCACCGCGAATGGATCGGAGAAGCTTGAGTCTACGTATCTTATAGTTCCGTCCTTAGGGTTCTCCAAGTATACAAGGTTTGAGTATCTAGACCAAGGCGCGATAAGTCTTCTTATCTTTCGGTCTTCATCCTCATCTACATCTACACCAAGTGATTGATGTATCATAGCAGTCACCGCCGATGGAAGTGATATAGTTAATCCTAATCTTAATAGTCTCCTATATCCAATAGCTTTCTCTTTAGGGTTATCGCTCTTAGATTCTTCTAGCGCTAATCGAAGATGATTAGTAGTAGTTCTAAGTATCTCAGAAGGAAATGACGGGAATGTACCGATGAAGGGAATCTTCCTAATAATATCAATAGACTTGGATGTTTTGGAATAAGTCGGCATGATATCTGTGACTATCTCAGCGACCTCTCTGTCAGTCTTCTCTATTCCTGCTTCATTATACCTAGCTTTCTCATGCTCAAAGGCAACGATCTTAAAGAAGTCATCACCAGCAGCGTATAGTTCTAAGGCCTTATTATAGCCTTGCTTAATCCATCTAAATGGAGCGTTGCCGTAATACTCTTGGATGCTCTCATTGCGTTGGTTAGAATCCTTTAGAATATTAGCGACCTCACCAAGATTAATTGAGTCATCTAAGATACCAAGCTCGGTGTAATAGCGAATAGATTCACGCATCACATCTTCATTAACTTCATTGCTTTTAGTGTCAAAGCCTAAGTTATTCTGTACAGTCTTGCCAGCGCTCTTCCAGATTTTACCCTTGCCGTATCCACCCGCTACCATAAACAATTGATTCGCTATAGCATTACGGATCTGAGATGAAGGTGAGAGAGCAGTCTTAGCTACCTTAGCGAACCCGGTTACCTTTAAGGCTGTCCTAAGGAAATCACCCACTTGCTTAGGATTGTATATATCATTCAGTGCATCATCCATTTCAGGATCTATATACATTCCATTAAGAGGGTCAGTGGTTCTGCTACTCTTGGATGAGTATTGTCTAACATGCTTGCCGGTCTTAGTCTCTGATAAAAACCCTTGCTCTAATCCAATACCCTTAAGATCAGTCAAGAACTTTTGATTGCCTAGCAGAGCTGACATTCTAAACATAGAACTAGCGAAATTGACACGGGGGTCTTTGATCTCACCCATAAGATTACGTATTTCTTTGGGGATCTCTTTACGCTTCTTTAGAATGTCGATATTCTTAGATCCGACTTTACCCTGAGAGAATACATCTAGATCAGGTTGATCAAAAATCTCTCCTATTATGCCATCAACGCGATCCTGTACTTGTTCCTCAGTAAGAGTTTTGCCCTCTTTAGATTCGCGTACATCTTTAATGAAGAAGTTTCTGGCAGCTTCCATATCTGCATCAGGGACTTTATCTTTAGTCCATTTAGGATCATGGAATAGTCTATAACCTCGATATAGATAGGAGCCAAGATTGCCCTCTACTTTAGCAATAAGATCACCAGATATAGCACCAACCTCTACAAGATTCTTGGTCATCTCATCTACTTTGTTACGCATCTTTGTGAGAGTAGGGACTAACTCTGATGGAATCTTAGATGCATCTCTACGGCCAGCTAGGAATTCATTCAAGCCTTGTATTTGGTCATCAGTAGGAGGTGTATCTTTGCCAAAGAATTTATCCATATCCTTCTTGAGCTGCCGATCCAATAACTTAGCTTCACGGTTGATTGAATTAATCTTTCCTTCTCTTTCGCGACCTGCAAGGAATACATCTTTACCTACATTGCGCTCTTTAGTGAAGTATTCTCTTACAAACTTATCAATTTTAGAGCCTTTGAATTTGCCTTTAGCTTGGTCGATTAATCCAAGCGGCTGCTCATTAGGATCATCAGGAATCTTAGATAGATCTCTTGGCGCCAATGGACTTAGACCACCATGACGAACGCCTTCTATCTCAGTATCTTCCCTTGATTGTCTTTCATCGAAATCTACATCTACAAGATCATCAGGGGTAGTTGTCTCAGGAAGAGTTGGGGCCGTTGGCTCAATGATAGTGGACGTATCAATGGACTGGTCAACCGCAGGCCCCGCATCTAATTCTTGTCTTAAGGCTTGAGGTGCGCCCGGAACTTCTTGTACTTGTGTATCTACTTCAGCATCAACAGCTTGCTGTGCATCTGCATCAGCATCAGGAATATTGAAAGCTCTATTAACGGCTTTGAATATGATACCTTCTTTATCTACATTAGGATCACCGCCAGTCATCTCGTCTATCTGCTGCTCAAGCTCATTGAACTTACCATCTTTTACGATTGCAGTAAGTAAAGATTGCTGGTCTGTGACATTATTCTGCTCGATGTAATCAGAGTTCTCTAGTAGTTGTCCTAATTGATCTTCAATAAGTGGGCGTATAGGGTGAACCTCACCTTGCTCTTGAGCGCCTTCTTTACTTAGTAAATCACTTTTACCTATACTCAACCCACCATTAAGCCTTGATACAAATTCCTGTAAATCCTCGCCTCGCTCAACTGCTTTATCAAAGCCTTCGACTGCATTGATAGCATCTTGCTTATCTTTATTCATCTCTACAATCTGCTGAGTGATAACATCAGACTTGCCTTTTAGTAGCTGCTGATATTTATCTGAGCTAACTATCTCATTGATGGCTACACTTGTACCTTCGATAGATCCTCTAGCCATACCACCGATTAAGCCACCCAATAGAGCTTGGCCTTGTGCATCTTTCCATCTCTCACCATCTGATATAACTTCTATAAATTCATCAAAGCCTTCGACTTCATTACCGAAAGTTTCTACCCAAGCCTGACCTAATTCAGTAACGGCTTCACCAACTGCTGCACCACCTATGCGGCCTGCGCCCTCTGCAATCTCTTTGCTAAGTCCTTTAGCTAGAGCAAATTGTGTAAGACCTTTACCTAATTTCTGAGCCCTTGCTGAGTTAGTTAAGAAGCCAACACCAGCGCGCTCAAGTAGGCCGGATATAGTACCAACTGTAGCAGCTCTAGCAAATCTCTCGCCGGAACTTCTAGGATCTATAAGACCATTCTCTTCTAAGACTCTCTGTGATTTGTCAGATCTAGCGCCGGCGGTAGTAGCAAAATAACCTACTGAAGCGGCAGGGCCAAGAGTAAGTCCTAAGCCTGTCCCGATAACTACATCAGTACCTAATTGATTGATAGCTGTACCGACATTAACAGCACTAATGTTATCTGAGAATTCTTGTATGACATTTCTTCCCTGACGTTCTACATCTTGGGATATATCTTCTTTGGCTCTTAGTCTAATCTCTTCTAACTCTTCAGTGAGATCAGTAAAGCCCATCTGCTCTTGGATGGATTTAGCAGTTGGCACATGAAGTCGATCATCAGTGAATTGAGACTGAGCTACAGCCATTTGTCGGAATTGAGATTGTATACGTCTAGCTTGTGGGCTCTCAGCGCCTAGAGCTTCTAATGCAGTCTTGCCAGCACCAGCACCAGCTTCTTTAAGTTCCTTAAAAGGATTGAACGTCAATGCTCCAAAGCCTACCTCAAGGGAAGAGAACTTATCAACCTCATCAGCTAGAGCGGTATTAAGCAACTTAAGCTCCGAGTCTAGCTGTGAACCTTGACCAATCTCTACTATATAATTAGCCACCGTATTACGGTAATCACCAAGAACTGCAGCTTTCCTAAAGGCATTAAGATTCTGATACTCTTCATTAGTTGTAACATCTTCTAATGTAGGAAGAGGATTAGTTCTTTCTTGAGGTTGCTCTGTAGGAGTTGTACTAGCAGGGCTTATATCTATTCCTTGACCCTGCTGAAATCCAGTGAGATCTATTGACATTATTTCTGACTCCGCTTAATGAGCTCCGATACTGTCGACTTAGCTTGAGACTCAAATGACTGGCCGGTATTCTGACTAAACTCTTCAACAGCCTGTGACTCAATCTCTTGATTGCCCAATGCGAGTTGGAATTCTTTGAAGACACTAGGTTTCTTAAGTTCTCTCATAAATACTCTAGCTTCTTTATCGATGGCAGCCTTATCTTTGGATGGATCAAACTTGCGTCTATCCCACCAGGTCTGTGCCTTTCCTACTTGAACAGAGTTCTGATCAGTAATAGGCTGACTAAAGAATTGCTCAGGGTCAGAGCCATATCTAGCTTTGAATTGTTTTCTTGGGCCGGTCTCTTTACGAGCCTTGATTCTATTCTGAGCGTTGACCATAACCCCGCGTTGTGCAGCAGTGCCTAGAGTTATATTGCCTTCAGGAGTTTTAAGTACATGTCGCTGAAGAGTTTCTTCTATTGGAAGATCGGCGCTAAGTGATTGAGCTTGTCTTTGTATCTTAGTATCCTTAATCTTCTCACCAACTCCTGATTTTCTAAATTGTTCACTAGTAGCAACTTCCTCTTTGAATCCTGCAGCCTCACGCTTTGATAGGTTATTCCGGCTATTCATAGATCTAGCTTGACCAACCCATTTCTCTTTTAGGCTATTAAGGCCTGAGCGATTGAATACCTTATTAACAAATTCTTCATCTACCCTAACAAAGCCAGTATCATCTATAACATTGATTTTTTGGTCGCCTCTATTATATTTAGTGACCCACTTATTATAGCTCTCAGCATCAACAAGAAAATCTCCATTAGGATCTGGGACATAATCAACATTTCCTTTATCAAAAATATTACTAAGACTAATCATCTCAGCCTTTCTCTGATTGGGATCTTTGTCTTTTAAGAGTCGATCCATTGTATGGCCTGCTTTAAGATTACGACTCAGATAGTCATTGCCTTGGACTGCATTTTGGTAACCTTGAGCTATACCAGCAGCCTCATTAGAGCTTAGATCCGGCATCTCTTCCATAGCACGATACATAGTCCTCTGCGCGGCATACCCTGTCTCACTTCTAGTTCTATTGTGATGCTCATAGTTCTTTCTATTGGCTTCTACATCTCTTGTAGCAAAGCCTTTAATCTTTGCAGCTGAAGCAAACTCTACAGGGAATGTCCCGTGAGGTGTTTTGATTTGTTCGAGATGGCCGTCTTGAGCAGGAACATATTTATATCCTAACTCAGCGCCAAGTATACGCTGCATTCTTTCGGCAGCTTTTTTCTCGGCTGGATTATTAGAGGTTAAGAATCTTTCTAATGATACGACATATGAGTCAACATTTGCCAAAGTCTTTGATGCTCTTGTGTGTGAGTCGATAAGGCCAGTGCGATCTTCATCTAAGCCATAAGTAATAGAGCCATCTGTTTCAATAGGGCGAGTCGCTTTAGAGGAATATTCTTTCTGATAGCGGATTCTATTCTGCTCACCAAGCTTAGACATCATCTGTAGCTCTTGCTCAAAGCCAGATACAGCTTGTTGATCTTGTCTGCGCTGAAATCCCTGACGCTGCTCTTCCAATTTAAGCTCACCAGATTCTATACGCTGTTGAGTGAGTGTATCTTGCTGCTGAAGCTGTCTATTCTGGATAACGCTTTGACGCTCGCGCTCTCTTCGTTGCTCAACAGAAGCTAATCCTGCACCAAATCCTGCACCTATATTAGATGTCGATGCACCAGCGGCTGCTCCAGACAGGATAGATAGAGCCGCTTTACCAAAATCAAAATCTCCACTGTCCTGAGTAGCCATCTACTTAATCTCCAAAATATACTTATCTTTTTTTAATCTCTTGAATCCGGCAGCACTAACAAGAACTCTAGCCGGTTTATTATCATCTAATATACCAGCTATTATTCTTTGTGTAGGCATATCTTCACAAATAGTCTTTATAGTTTCTTCCAAAGCCTCTAACGACTTCTTTCTAAACTCCTTAAGCATATAGACATGACCATGAAAGTCACCCTCTGTATGCTGACCATGCATTAATCCTACAGGGATCTCCCCTACCATAGGTACATAAACATGGTAATTTTCTGTCATCCATAAAGTCAAAGTTTGGTACAATGAATAGAAAGTTCTATCACCCGAGTTATGATCTTTAGCTAAATAAAGCTGAGAGAAAAACTCAACACCCATTGTATCACACTTTAATTTTATAATCTTCATGCAATCATTGAACCTTGCCCACTACCTATATTGAACTGAGGCCTTGGAGCTGCGATTCCCGCAAAGTCATTGGGGGCTTGTTGACCTCCACCACTAAACAATCCTCCTAATCCAGCACCTAAAGCACCACCTAAAGCACCAAGTCCTGCACTGCCAGATTGACCTTGAGTTTGAGTGAAAGTCGGACTGCCTGCACCTGTAGATTGAGGGGCTTGAGAAAGCAATGTACTTATTCCAGTCTGCCTTACACCCTGCTCTTGCTGTGTCGCTCTATTGCGCTGTAGCTGAGCTTGATTAGATTGTTGGATTGCCGCTAATCTTGCGCCACTGAATGCTTGTTCTCTGCCTTGAGCTCCTACATTCTGCAATTGAGTTTGAGCCGCTTCTTGTACATCCTGACTTGCGCCTCTCTGCATTAATTGCCTAGCCAACTGATTTTGCTCAGGCTCATTACTAAATAAACCATCAAGCCTATCTGTTAGATCTCCAAGTGTAGAGAAATCTTTTTGTAACTCAAAGTTAGCTGTAGCCTGATGATACTCTTTTAAGTTAGGAACAGTAAAATCTTGATAGAATAACTCTCTATCTTTAAGGATATTTGTCTGCTCTTTAGATAACTCAGACTCAATAACTTCAGTTTTTGTTTTCTTTTCTTTTCCCATTAGAATAATCCTCCTAATCCACCACCAATTTGAGCGCCAGCACCCGGTGCGCCTACGAAAGATCCAGCTATTCCACCAATAGCGCCACCAATAGCGCCACCGAGTCCACCGCCCCCACCGCCCGTCTGCACTACCTGTTGAGGTGCCGCAGTTGTAGGTCTTGGAGCTATAGATAGCAATTGACTTAGAGCGCCACCCTGTATTTGCTGCTCTGATAATGCAGCTTGATTTAAATTTTGTAAGTTTTGGTCTCTTCCTTGAGCTTCTTGTATCATCGCTTGACCAGCAGCACCTCTTAAGCTCTCTCTACGCCCAGCCTCTAACTGAGCTAATGAACTAGCTTCAACGCCAGAACCTTCTAGGCCTCTCTGAGCTAATCCAATAGACAGCTGTTCTCTCTGTAGATTGGCTTGGTCGCCTATTTGGGTAGCTTGGCCTCTGAATAGATCAGTGAAAGTAGGCGCTTCAAAATCCCTACCAAGCTCTAGTTGCTTGCTCTGCTCAAAGAAGTTCTCTAATGCAGGTTGTGAGAAGTCTTGAAAGAATGTCTCTCTCGATCTAAGAATACCCAACTGCTCACGGGAAAGAGGGGTTTCTATTGCTTCACTCTTAGGTGCTGAATCTTTACCCATCCTTTAGTCTCTCCATTTGTGCCATACATTTCTGTATTACTTCGTTATTCCTATCATAGGATGATACTACTTTATAAAGGACTTCTTTAGTTTGGCCCATATTATCACGGGTATCATTAATTAATTCTATACAGTACTTGTTAGTCGCGGCAACATCCTTACTAGTATTAAGTAACTCTTCCCTGCAGAATACTTCAAGAGATGTAAACTTATCATCTTGAGCTTTTCTCTCTATTTTTCTATCTTCATCCTGCGTCTTCTGTGTTTTGGAGTTCTGCCATACAAAATAAATAACCAATGCGGTAGGTAAACCGACTGTTTTTACTAACTCAAAGACTTCCTGCATTATAACCTCCTAGTAATGTACTCATAATTAATACCCCTAAGAGTACCTTTGCCGGTAATCTTAACTTGTATACGCCTACCCTCAACAAGAGGACTAATAAATTCACGTCTGTGATTAGAGCCATCGTGAGCGAATAGGTGACTCCATACTTCTACGCCATCGGCAAAGAAAGTCATATTAAGATCACTGTCTGAATCAGCAGCCATTCTACCAAATTGCTTTAATTTCTGCATATCTTCCGCAACAAACTCAGGAGATAGGTAAGTCCACTCTAGTTCATCGCCACCTTCAGCATTGAAGTAAACTGAGTTCTTCTTGCCAACTAAAATATCATCATCCTTATCATACCAAGCCCAATCGAATTTCCAATCTAATCGATAAATCTTAAGGCCATCCACGAAATCAAAGGCTACAGTCTCATCTTCGTAGAATAAATAATAAACTTCATTAGCTACTGTGGCATATAAAGCACCCGGAGCAATCTTAAATAAATTCTCTGTAAGTACTGTTATCTTCCGTCCAGATCTATTATCGTATGGCTGATAAGCACATAGGCCATCATTAGATACCCATAGAGGCATATTCTTAACTCTAGATACAGTTTGCCAATTAAGAACTCCTTGGGCGTCTGGAATCTCTTCTTTAAATATATCTATTTCAGAGTCGCCAGTTAGCTTATAGGCTCTATTCCTAGTAAAGACCATAGTAAAGGTCTCTGTAGATATCGTGCCAGTAACCGTATCATCGAATGTAACAAAGCTTAATGCACCATATTGATGAGGATTGGCAGGCTCAGAGAAGAATACTTTATCATCTACAGCAAGATAGAATACACTATTTCTTTCTGTTAAGTACCTACCAGACTCAGGCTTTCCTGCTGCCGAGGCTAAATTATATTGCTCGTTAAGTAGTATATCTTGGTCGGGAGTCTGATCTATATATTCAAAGTCACCATCATTTGCCCAACGGTCAAGAGTTCCTGAGAAGAAAAATACTGACCCACCATCAACTGTTCTCCAGACCTCAAGGTCAGAAACATAGTCAGGGATATTAGGATCAAACCCCACAAGATTTATAGTACCGAGATCATCGCCTGTCACAGTAAATTCTGTAACATCAGTTGTAGAAAATGGGGCGCTCCTGAATCCATCAGCAGTAACCCATGTATAAAACCATTTATAAGAAGTGCCAGCGGGGAATCTACCGCCGGGAACTCCTTGAGAAGCGGTTGCTTTATTAGTGGGAGTATTAATGCCAAGATAGCCAAGGCTTGAATCTAACTCACCTGTGACATTATCTGACCAATAGAATACACCGCCATACTTCACAACAGATCTAGTACCTGTCTGATAGATCAATCCCGGATCAGGTATATCTAAAGCGGCTGGAGCATTAGCACTAGATATAGACCCATTCTGAATTTTACAATTTCGTAAATCTTTAGAAAAGTTAGGCTGGAGTAGGTGAGAGTCAATGACATTATTGATCCCTCCATTAAATAGTGCTGTGCTAATTTCTGGCATGATTCACCTTAGGTTATTGAGTAGCGGATACACCACATAACGTTTATATTTCGTGGTCTACTTTCTGAGCCGCCAGTTAAATCTGTAGAACTAAAGTCTGTATTTGATGTATAATTACTGCGATCATTCACCGTTCTGGAAGTGCCCCTAGCGAATTGGGCTAAATCGTTAGGGCCATTGTTGAAGCCAGTTTCATGAAAGTGTTCTAGAAGCTCACTCCCCTGCTTCGTACCGATATTGTCGCCTGTTGTTATCCCATCACCACGATCTGTTCTCGATCCCGCATCTGGGTCGCTGCCGGCGCCATGATCCCAACCACGAAGGAACTCACCTCGATAATCAGGTAGATTAAATGTAGTTGTTCCATTACCCACGCCATAACTTGTACCAATTAGGCCAAATAGGTCAGAATAGGTAACCCTCGATATAGCATTACCATTACACTCTAAAAAACCTGATGGCGCTGCAGTGGTGGGGAATCCTATAAGAGTTCCAACTGGAAGGATATTGGCTACATTTGTTATAGCGTCTATCTGCGCTTGAGTTAAGCCAATGAGTTGATCAAGCTTAGATCTTTCGGAATCTGTAATGATTTCTCCAGATCCTGTTTTCGTAATCTCATTAAGCTTATCTCGTTCTTGCGATGTGATGATTGCGCCTGATCCAGCAGAGTCAATATCATCTAAGATATCTTGATTATCAAACTTATGGATACTCGCAAGGCTTGCACATATCTGAGTTATCGCCTCATCAACTTCTTCGGCGCTCATATTCACAGAGTCATAAAGCTCTAAGGTTCTTGTCGCTAAGAGCAATGGGAGATGTGAGGAATTCAAGCCTTTTATATTCTGGAATGCACCTGTTGAGTTCTTCCTAGAGAAAGAAGCATCTACGCCAGCACTATCAAAGAATAAATCTTCAAACCCCGCTAAATCTTTACTGAATGTATTATCTGGCATTATAGGGCCTCTATCGCTGCGATATAATCATCGTATATTTGAGCACACTTCTTTGTGCCCTCTTCTAGAACTTCCTTTAATTCATTTAGAGTTAGAGTATGGATTGTATAACCCTGAATCCATTTACAATCAACCTTCCCCTCTAGCTCCATCTCTCTAATCTTACCCGCTATATTCTGCTCTTCTGTAGGGTTAGCCCATATCACTTTTCTATCCACTGTAACTGTGACTTCAGATAGAGATTTATTGCGGGCTCTTTTTAAGTTGATTCGGACTTGCTCCACAGGAGTGGTAGCCCTCCTATCATAAGGAAGAATGGTATTACCTGAATCAAGAAAATCTTGAACCTCTCTCCAAGTCCAAGTTCCTTTGCGGTGATTAGATCCAGTTATTAGATTACAACAGGACTTCTGATCTCTGGTTGTGTATTTATAACTCATATTATAATCTCGCATCAGCTATATATTGAAATGATAAGTTATTTCCTAATGCTGGTGTCGCCCCCGTTGGAAAGATAGTTATTCCTGTATTGCCAACCTCTGTGAATCCTGATGGCAAATCTGTACCAGCATTTAAATCTCTCATATTATTTACCGCACCAGTTGCCGTAGAATATATATTAACAGTTGGCTCTGTGATTTTATACGCTCTAAACCTTATGCCATATACTGGCTCAAACTGACCTAAGGATTCATAGATAGTTCTGCCGTTTGCGCTGGGTGTTCCCGGTAAAATACCCAAGTTGTAACTACTTTCATAGTAAGGGTCTATGCCATTTTTTACATCTACTGAAGTAGGCCATGAACCATTAAAAGGAACTTCCCCGCCAACTAGTGTAATTTCATCTATGTCAAGAGCGCCGACATAAGTTGGATTAGTTACATAACCATGCGAGAATGATGTACCTATATATCGATCAACAAAAACCTCCATAGTATCCGTATTGAATACTTGAGCTTTTGATGATAAATCTAGAGTTACTATCTGCTCTGTATAGGATGTTGTCACAGGTATCTCAGCTGCTACTTCAGTAAGCCCTGTACCTTTTAATCTGACGCCGATAACTCCTGTCACAGATCCTTTTAATTTGATCTTAACTGTTACTTTGCCACCAAGGAACTCTTGAAAGTTATCAAGATACCTAACTTGGCTAAGATTATGAAATCCATTAAGGGTATCAATCACCCCACCTGTGAGTTGCGCATAGAATTGGCTCTTAGATGATGTAGTATTGACGCCTCTCATAACTTGTGGTGAGGACATACCGGAGAAAGTCTGTTTCCACATAATGGCAGTATACCCACCATTTGTAATAAAGGGGCCGGCACCATCATCCCAAGTAATTAACTGAGGGTCAATGATTTTATTACACCCTGCTATAGTAATGACATCATCAAGTGAAACTTCAGCGTCCTTAAGCTTTCGTACATCACCATCAGCTACGACTAGATTCCCATCGACAAAGGCATTGTCAGCAGTAACAAGAGGATCTTCGCTTTGCCCGCCATCTACATTAAGTATAGTAATAATCTTAGATAAGAAATCCTCTACACTCTCCGCGCCAAGAAGCTCTAAAGCATTAGATACAGGTATATGTCGGGCATTAATCTTAGTTATACTCTGACTGCCGCCGGTAGATGTATCACGATTGAATTGCTCATTGTTCCGATTAGTATCAAAGCTTATATCTTCAACACCGGACAAATCTTTTTTATATGTATTCTCAGGCATAGACACCTCTCACTGACATTGTGGCATTTTGCCCAGATGCTACTCTGCCGATTTCTCTATTCACTCTCTCTTGATATTTACTCTCATACAAAAGTGATAGCTCTAAATTCTGTTGTGGCCCATCTTTTTCATAACACTTATGAAGCACATAGTTATATAAGGATTGATCATCATCTATCTCAAGCTTGCCCTCTCTAGGATATCTTGAGTACCAGACTCTGAATTTACCTTCTGTGCTTAATACTCCAGTGACAGCACCCTCTTCATAATTAAATGAATTAGTATCCTCGCCGTCTTCATTCTCTAGAGTTGAATCAATAGTAACACCAAACTCAGAATCAAATTCCTGTGGAGTAGCGCTTGCAATATACAATGGATCAGATTCGTCATAGATTTGAACACCATCAACAATTATGGGCTCAAGATCTACTTTATCAACTCCAGTAACAACACCAAGCTCACCAGTAAAATCTGTATAATCAGATAATACTTGATTCACTGGTATAGGGAAAAACCTTAATTGTTTCTGTCCATCAAGGTCTTGATAATAATGTGTGACGCTACCTCTAGAGATTCGATACCTTGGCCCAAATTGCCTAAGTATATCTCTTGAAGTAGTCTTCATAATAACACAACCATCATGTCGCTCAAGGCGATCTACATTGAAGCAATCTTCTGGAAGGTTATATATTTCTGAATTTTCACGTGTTGTAAGGGGGCCTTCGGATCGGAGAATAAAAGTTTTCTCACAGTATTCCCGCTGACCCTCATCGATATAATCAATAAGCTCGCCTTTAGACCAACGGATGAAATTTACATCACCCGTTACTCTTGTGACTTTGCCTATAACTTTATCAAATTCATGTGGTAGTGCCATCTTGAGGCCCCCTTAATTTAGATTAGAATAATTCTCTAACGTAGTACTCAGCAGCGATCCATACTTTACAAGCATCAAGATCAGCTGATGGAATAATATCAATCGTTCTATCAGCATCATTATAGCGCTTGCCATCTGTAGCAAGAGCACCAGCGCCAACAGTTAGAGCACCAGCGACATTCAAGTCGAAAGCAGCAGCCCAGCCATCAACATCATCGGTATCGCCAACACTACAGGTAACTACAGAACCTTCAGCAGTTGTAACCTCTAGAGTAATCTTAGTAACAACAGCTTGCTCAGGTAGGATGATTGCTTTAACAACATCAGCTGAAACAATATCAGAGAAGCCTTCCGCGCCGAAGTCAAGAACATTCTCAGCCTGCATTAGGTGAGCGCCAATGTGCTGAACTGGACGAGTCATAGCACCTTTTAAGAATTTAGTAATAGTAGCCATTTTTTGCTATCCTTATTTAATTGAAGTAAAGGGGGCCTAGATTTAGACCCCCTATGAATTAGCTTACGACTGAAGCTGTGTAGAACTGGATAACCGCGTTATCATCCTGGAGGCCAGAATTGTCACGATTGAAACGAATCTTGGTTACACCTTTGATGTCCCCAACGGCTACGCCAAGCTGATTGCCATAGTCAAAATCCTTCTCAGTCCATTGAATATGACCGCGCTGACCATCCATTAAAGGAGCACCAGCCCAGTTTACAGCACATGCACCAGCACCTACGAGTAGGTTACGAGCGACAAATACAGAACCAGCATTCTCTTCACGCTTAATCTTATCACATTCGATGATTGTAACACCATCGATATCAGTAATTCCACCTTCGAAGAAAGCAGCACGACCTTTACCTTCTTCCCGAGCGTACGCAGTATAATCAGGATCTGACTTAAGATCTTGTAGTGACCACGGATCAAGGAATAAAAGGAATGATTGCTTACCAAATGCAGCATCTTTGAACGGCTTAATCTTTTCAGCAGCACCGGCATTACCAGTAATTGCATGAAGCTTAAGGCGACGGATACCTTTAACAGTAGTCACGTCAGTAGTAGCGATATCATTGATACCATCTGCAGGAACTGAAGCGCTATGAGTAGCAGTTGAATCAGCAGCAAGCTCACGGTTGGTTGTAGGAGCTGCAGACATTGCATCAAACATACTATTATCAGTCTCTTGAGTCTTCCAGTCAAGGAGGATCTCACGAGCGTTCATACCATGATTGATAGAAGTACGCTGATCACTCATGCCAAGACGGAAACGAACAGCGTTACGTCTTTCGATAGCAGTCAGAGTCTGATCACCATAGTTCATATCTTGTTCTTTACCTTCTAGAGAAACAGCGCCGGTGACGCCAGAATCTTGATCTAGTAGATAAGACTTAGGTAGTGTTAGTTTGTCGCCCGCTTCTTTTTCAAGTTCACGCTTAACAATAACAGGAGCCTTCATACTCTCGCCCATAAAAGGCATAAAGTACAATTCTTCAACGTGCTCCTTGAACATTTCGTCTGACCACTGTTGTTGGGTCAACTCATGAGTTGTTGGGATATCTAAAATAGCCATTATGACTTACCTCGTTTTATCGTCTACCTCCCTTCCCGGCTTTAAATAATCCTGACATAGTGTCTTTACCCTTAGTGGTAGAGGACGCTTTTACAGGGGCCGAAGAAGGAATCTTTCGTAGATTAGTTGTTGATTTATTTTTACCTTCTTCCAATTCTTTAAGGATCTTCACACGGAGTTGTGCTTCTAATGCTTCAGCGTCTACCGGATTGGTATTAGCTTCCTGAAGCTTCTTGCCCTCTTCATACGCTGCTTTAGCTCTGTTAGGGGCTTCTTGAATTCTAGCAATTACCTCAGGATGATAAGCCTGTACTTTAAGAAGATTACTGATTACATCATCATAGTCAGTATTCATGGCTCTCTGTACTCCTTCATCAATAGCAAGCTGTTGATTCCCTTGAGGCTGGGACTGTTGCGACTGTTGGGTATAACCCAAATCAGCGGCCATAAGTCTAAACCATTCCTTAGGGTCAGAGTATTGAAGGTCACTCAATTCTTCTTGAGTATATTCTTTTTCTTTCGGCTGCTCTTTAACATCTTTAAAAGTATCAAACTCTTGCTTAAGGTCATTGAAGCGGCGGTCATTATAGGATTGATTATCCCGATGCTGCTTTTCAACGCCCTCTTTCTTGAGTTTCTCAGATTCATATAAAGACTTATAATCAACCGGTTCCTGTGTAGATTCTCCCTCTGTCTCAGCTTGAACCAATGGCTCTACTTCAACATTAGGCGTTTCTTCTACTTGGGTTTGCTCAAGTCCAGATTCTTCAGAAGGTAATACATCCGCAAGGGTAGCTGTCGCATCCGTGGTTGCTTCCACTCCTGTTGTCTTGTTACTGCCTGCGTTAAACAGGCCATCAAGTTCTGGCATTTTTATAACTCCGTGATTAGGGTAGCTTACGCATCCTGTTTATTTATGGGATTAAGAGGTAGGTTGTCCATCTCCACCCGCTGGCGGCGGCATTACTGCCTGTGCCAATTGTTCCTTATTTGGAAGATCTGTTGTTTTGATAATCTCTGTTAAAAACGCAGGATTATTCTGTAGCGCTGGTGCAACTTTAATCATCTCTACTAGACTATTAAGTGTTGCCTCATTCGCATTTGCTGACTTAGCTGATTCAGTTATAATTATATCATACTTAAATATTTCGCTTAGCTCATTAACTCTTGCTTCAACGAGGTTTCCACTACCATCATCTGCGAACTCAGTAGAATTGAGCTCAAGTTGAGTTATCTGACCATTCGGAAGCTTGTAACGCATGATCTCTTTATCCGTCATGTACTGAGCCATAAGATAAACATATATCTCAGCCGCTTTCTTCTTAGTCTTTTCTAAGCAATCATAAAGTGATGTGAGCACTGTGTTACCCTGTCTCAGCCTCATTGAGATAGCCGTGCCTGATCTTGCATTTGTATGCAGGCCTTGTAGTTCAGGGTTAACACCAGATACTCTGTGCATAGCACTAACACCGATATCGAAATGCTGAAACGCCATCTGGGCATCACCGCGATTCTCTTCAATTCTAATCTTATTAGATGATAAGGCACCGTCTTCAAAATCATTGATTACTGCATCAGGCTTACATATCTCTTCTTGGACTTTCTGAATATTAGATAGAGCCCCTTTCTCAGCAAGTATTTGTCTTGTGCCTAGTATGTGCATCGATTTTGAGAAGGATCTATTTATAACATCTTGAGGATCAACGAGATCTTTAACTAGTCCATAAGGGTCGCCGTGACGATCTCTATTGTAGTGTGTAAATATAATTGGAAATTGATTGTGCTTTCTTCCGAATGATTGAGGTGAAACAATAAAGACAGAATCAGAGAAGACGCAATTGTACATTTCTGACTCATTGGTATCAGGATTTCTAAAGTAATACCAGCCCTCAATAATCTTAACTCGTTCCCTGTCTGTATCGACCCACTTCTTAGGGTCATCAATTAGATCATCAAAATAATCTTTCTTTTCGCGGGTACGATTAACATTATCTTCTTCGTCTATATTAGCAGAGTGAACTAAGCTTTTTAACTCACTCTCTTTCTCCGGCCAAGCTTCTATAGCGACATCTAAATCAATCCACTTGGCCCTAAAGATGTGTCTTGCATCTTTATAATCAACTCTTTTACTACAGGCGTCTACAAATATCTCCTGCCAGTCTACATATTCACGGAATATCTCTTTATCATCTGAATCCCAGTCAACATAGAAATTACCTCTGCCACCAATGACCCCATCCTGAAAGGCTTTAGTCACTTCATAAGAGAAGTAATCCTCCTCGCCTTTTTGACGATAGAGATCTGTAAGTAGCTTAGATGTAATAGTGTCTGAATTCTCAAAGCCGACAAACTTAATATCTGTACGCCCTTGAATCTCTTGGCCTGTAAGTAGATTTACTATAGATTTTGTGAGATTGAACTTAAGTGGGGGCTGCTTTCTAGCTTGCATAATCTTTAACATATCAGGGGATAACTGATCACCATGATAGTAGTCATGCCACTTTCTAGCTTTGCGCCGCCACTCTCTTTCATTGTCAACGGCGGATCTATACCAACGATGGATCTTGACTAACTGATCCTTCTCCTCAGATGAAGCATCTTCATTCTCTATACTTGTCTCTAAGTTTGACATGGCTCACCGAATTATGAATTGATTTGTATTGGTTATATCAATAATGTATACTAACTTCATTGATATATGCAATGTCTGTCAAGTTTAAAATAGAAGATAATTAAACATTTAAGGTGAGTGGATGGCTTTAAAAACTGAAGAGAAGCTGCGGCGCAAAGGCAAAAAGAATCACGAACTCTTAGATGATATGATACTAAAAGTTCTTGAAGGCGATAATGCCGAAGAGGTCTTTCAGGCTTGGGCGTTAGCGGATCCCAAAGGGTTCATGACTCTCGCTAAAGATCGTAGTCCTAGAGTACAGCCAGTTGATCAAGACCTTCAAAAAACACACATATCACTTAAATCAATAATGTATGATCTACCTGAAGTTGAGGATGTCCTTGGAGAAAACAAAAATCTAAAGTCTGAAAACAAAAAGCTCACTACAGAGAATTCTAATCTAACTGAGCAGGTAGATTTCCTTAACAAGAAAATGCAGAAGATGAGAGAGAAGTATGTCAAGTCAGATAATAACTGATGGAGAGCTAAAGGATAGCCGCAAGAAGCTTCAAATGTATATGAAGTTCTGGCAGAAGAACCCTGTCGCTTTTATCTATATGCTTCAAGTTGCGAACATCCTGCCTTATCAAGCTGAGATTATACAATCACTTGTAGATCATAAGAGAACTATTGTAAGATCTGGTCACGGATTAGGTAAGACTTTTATCATGGCTTTGGCCGCTGTATGGTGGATGTGCACTCACTTTATCAAAGGTGAAGGCTGTTCCATTATCGTGACATCTCCTTCTGCAGCTAACTTGACCACTGTATTTATGCCTCAACTATCCAAGTGTATTGATCTACTACCTGATTATTTTAAGAATCATTTCGAGATCACCGCTGAATCTATCTATCAAGTAGAAGATTCTAGAGGCTGGCGCTTAGATTTGCGTACTGCGAGAAAAGAGAATCCTGACGCTATGGCCGGGCAGCATAATGTATTATTCCTTATTGATGAATGGTCTGGTGTTCCTATTGAGATCTACCGAGTAGTTGAGGGAGCTATGTCAGATGAAGGCTCAAGAATCCTTGCTATCGGTAACCCTATCAGAAGAACTGGGTGGGGCTATGAAGCGTTCACTAAGAATAAAGCACTATGGAAAATCTTTCACTTAGATGGATCTTACTACACGCACGATAAAGAGTTTGAAACTATATGGTATGATGGCGCTGGTGTTGAACACTCTGATATGAATAATGGTCGTGTTGATCCCAAAGAAGTAAAGAAGTGGCTAGATATAGCTGGTGGTAATGTAGATGGTTATGATTATAGAATCCGTGTTACTGGTGATTTTCCTCTCGCTGGTAAGAATCAGTTTATATCCCTAAAGGTAATTGAGCCATGTTTTAAGACTGACTTTCATAAAGATGAGGATAAGTCTCATAGCTTAGGTCTCGACCCTGCTACAAGTGGCGGTGATGATATAGCTCTTGTTCATCGTTGGGGAGCTAATCTCATGAGCGTTAAGACTTGGCAGCAAGCGGATACACGAAAAATTGCTTACCAGGTTAGAGATTGGCTTAGATCTGAAGGCGCTAAATATAAGTTTAAATTCATCGCCATTGATGCAATCGGTGACGGCAAAGGTGTATATGACTCAATAAGAGAGATGTTCGATAGAGGCGAGATCAAAAACCTCGATGCAGTTTTTCAGTATAAGTCATCCTATGAAGCTACTAACAAAGAGAGATATGATAGACTAAGAGATGAATCTTGGGATAAGATGAGAAGTTGGTTTATCAATGAGAACCCTCATTTCTCCAGATTGTACACTAATCTATGTGAAGAACTTAGAGAGGAACTTGTAGGATTAACTTCTGATTTTACAGTACATGGTAAGCTTAAGCTCGAATCCAAGAGAGATCTTAGGAAGAGAGGAATCAAATCACCGAATATTGGAGATGCACTTGCTATGACATTTAGTAGGCATGATGATATTCAAATGACAAAAAAGAAAGATCGATATGAACAGGCTTTAGAGGAATATGCTCGTGGACGAAGCGCTTCTATGCCTTGGAATGTAGTATAAAAGGAGACTGGACAATGCCAAGAGGAAAAATGAGTGATGAGCAAAAGCGTAAGATATCAGAAGCCGCAAAAAAGCGACACGCCGAAAAGAAAGCCGCGAAAGAAGCCGAGGAAGTAAAGATCCCTGAGGTTAGTATTGAGCAAGAAATGGCTGATATGGCTGAAGCTGGTCAGGATACTATTAAGCAACAGGTTATAGCAGACGCTATTGCAGCGGCATTATCTAAACTTGCTGGCGAAGAATCACCCACTAAGAGAATAAATAAAAACAAATGCATAAGGCATCCTCTTCAAGATGTAAAGCCGGGCGAGAATTGCGAGAAATGTATTGTCGCTACACAAAGACACGCGCAAAGTGTCGCACTAAAGAAGCATGTATTACCTTGCCCTAAGTGTGGTGAGCAGAAGAAAGAAGAAGATGGTGGATGCATAAAGACTTTTTATAGTAAACGTGGTCATTTCGCATGTGCTATGTGTGAATTAGATTACAATATAAAAGGAGAGTGTGTTACATGGCAAGGCGCTAAAGCTGGAAATGTACTGAATAATGAATTAGTATATAGAAAGAATAGAATGTAGACTGGTTACTTTTTTTGTGGACGCAATTTAAGGTAGGTCAAGATGAGTAATGCAGGTAGCTTAGGAAGAAGAGATTTCAGAGGGGCTGGTGATGAGGAGTTAATTGGTGTAGCTACATCAGCTATTCTATTATCATCAGGAGCGAATGTTACATTTGGTAATCCCGATTTCGGTGATGATTATTATGTCCCTCGATTTATGACTGCCAACACTGATGGAACTGTGATTATTACAGGCTGGAATAGCGATGATTCTCCTCTGACAAGAAATGTTGTAGCTGGTCAAATTATCCACTTTAGGCCAAAGGCTATTACTGGTGGAACTGCTGACGTAGTATTGGAATACTAAAATGTTACAGGTCGGGCCGCATGTTCGGCCACACACTTCCTTTGTTTCAACATTTGGTGGTATTGATCACTTCGCTGGAACGTTTGATACAGAGAAACTTGGGGGAACAGGCTCAGCAACCAAAGTACTTGTAATGCCTTACGCTAGTGGGGTTTACACTACGCACTGGGGTGACGGTAGCTTTGATACACTCAATAGCCACACATACGCTTCAGGCGGGGAATGGTTTGTAGAGGTATTTGAACCTGTCACAACATTCCGATACAACAACACCGGCGACTGCCTAAAGTTAGTTGATATGATCAGCCTTGGCGATGGTTTCGAGATCAATAATTCTGGTGTTTGGAACGGCTGTAGAAATATGGTTTACTCTACCACTGACACACCGATCATAAATTCGGCGAATCTATCCAACACCTTTTCGGCTTGCGAGAAGATGAACGGGAATGTCGGTAACTGGGACTTAAGCCTTTGTGATAACCTGACTAATATGTTCTTCGGAGCTTTTATCTACGTGGGGACTGGAATAGAGAGCTGGGATGTCGGAAACTGCACAAACTTCAGTCAGATGTTCTTTGCCTCTCCGGTATCCGCACCTATCGGCTCTTGGGATATGACCAGCGCCACTACCATCAGCGGTATGTTCCGATCTTCTAGTAGCTTCAATGTAGACGTAGATGCTTGGGACACTAGCAATATTCAGACAATGAACCACGTGTTTAATGGTACGAGTATGACCCACGACCTAAATAATTGGGACATGGGATCAGTTGTTACTATTCATGCGATATTCGGCTCCACGGCTTACAATGGCGACATTACCGGCTGGACATTCACTTCAGCAATCAGTGATACGTCTTGGGCTTTCGCAAATGCAATCTCATTCAATCAGGATGTCAGTGGTTGGAATATGGCCTCAGTAACTAACACAAGTAACATGTTTGGTAGTGCCTCGTCATTCAATCAAGACCTGACGGGCTGGAATGTCGGCAGCGTCACTAATATGGCTACGATGTTTGATAATTCAGGCATGAGTAGAACTAACTACGATAACTTCCTTATTATGTGTAGTGGGCAAACCGTCCAATCCGGCGTTACGCTTGGAGCACAGGGTCTAAGTTATTCCTCGGCTGGTGTCGCGTCGCGCGACGACCTCGTTGATAACGACCTTTGGACAATTACAGATGAAGGCGAGGGCCGGAATTTTACTACCCTTGACTTAACATTTGATATGCACTACCCGATACCAACGCATACATCAAGCGCGGACTTCACTCACACTGTTGATTTTACCTTTGTGGATCTTACAGCGCAAGTGGCTGTACTATCAGGTGGTGTCAACGCTGTTAATGAATCATTTATTAGATTAGACCCAACAGATGGATCTGTTGATTTGTTAGTAAATCAAGGCGGTTTCCTTGCGGGATCTGCGGCGGCGTTTACTCCTGATCGAAACACTCATACATTGTCACTTGCTAGAGTAGGAAATGATTACACAATTCGCCTCGATGGTTCAATTATTCAGGTATTCAACCAGACAGCGGCTGACTTCTTAGTGGACAATATAGGAGTTAGAGCTGATTCAATGTCTCAAAGATTCTCAGGAGTCTTGGCAGATGTCAATCTAGCCAGCGGAGAGAGAGACTACTTTATTGATGAAAGGTGGACAGGCTCGACTCCAATACTGGTTGACTACGGGACTGACGGACTAGATGGAACATCAGTGAATACCGATAGTGATGACAGTGAGCTATTTACCCCAGACGGGATCGACTGGCTTGGTCTTGAGTTAATCACGAATGGTGAGTTTGACGCCGATACAAATTGGAATAAAGGCTCAGGCTGGACAATATCAGCTGGTACGGCTAGTTATGACGGGACTGGTGGAACTTCCAATCTGAATCAGACTGGTCTTGACGTAAGGACTAACTACTCATATAAAACGAGCTTAGATGTTGTTGCCAATACTGGTACAGGCACTAACCCAATCGACATTGGCGCTCTGCGGTATAACTTCGATCATTTAGCTGCTGGCTTTCATTCATTTATAGAAGAGCAAACAACAGGAACTGACTACATGATATTCGGGAGAGCTTCAGAGCCCCTCGAAATTGATAATGTATTAGTTAAAAGAATTCTACAAGGAACGCCTTAATGTCTAAAATATGCACACTAATAGCAATTCCCTCTGATATTATCGAGGGTTCGACTTATGATATCCTAAATAAGCGCTGGCCTTTAGCCGCTTGCCATGATGGAATCAATAAGATATTTAATGGTTATGATGGGTCAGTTGATACTCATTTTATAGTTTCGGAGGAATTCAAAGAGGTGGAAGGCGAGCCCGATTATATAGGGCGTTTGGTTGTCTTATTGGCTCCTTACTTATTTGCTGAAAATAGAATTCAACCGATACATATCCTAAAGCCGGTGATGAGTCAGCTATTTAGGCACCCGGCCTATAGGTTATTCTGTGGTAATTACCAAACCGTAGAAGAATTATCCATTGATTATAAGTTAGTGTTTAGTGTAGACGTTGATGACTCAAAGGATCTTGCGACATTAAACGCAGAATCAAGAATTTTATTAAAACAATCAATAGGATAATAAAGGGCATTTGAATGAGTTGTGATCATAATGTACGAACAGACACTAAAAAGAAATCTCAGTATTGCCTAGTCTATCATGATACAGATCTTCAGATGGCCGGGCATACTAGAGGCCAAACTTCTAGCAGGCATACTACTGAAACCTTATCTACACCACAGAAGTTGATTGATAGGGGGTTGGCTCTTGGGTTGACATTTACCACAAACCACCTAATTGGCGCTCTTGAAGATGGCGTAACATTACCACAATCTAACCTTGATAGTTTATTGGCTGTCGTTTGGAATATGGATTACGATATTATAAAAAGAATGGAAGCGTTAGGATATACAAAGTAAACACACAACCATAAGGGCAAACTATGGGCTATGAAATTATACAGCAAAAAGAAGGATCTGACTCTAATATTTATGAGCGGGTCACCAATGGTAATGAGGGGGATATACCAATAATATTAGCTGATGGAAGCAAAGCGTGGGTCGATCCCACAACTTTAGCATCTGATAAGCTAGATAAATTAACACTGGCGCCTCAGACGGTAGCAGGCCCGGTTGAATGTTTTAGTGATTGGACGTTTCCTTCGGCCTCTATTATACTAGGTGCTGATGGCGCTCGTATAAGTTCCGCTGGAAGGAATTTCACTTTTGTTGATGCCCGTGAAAGAGATGTTTTATTTGTTCAATACACTTATGATGATGCAGGAGGAAAGAAGCCGGAATACTGGGAGATAGCAGCTCGCATAACTTCAAATGTCTGTCCAGATAGTGACGTGACTTTAAGTGATCCACAAGACTTAGGATTTACAGCATCTATTGGCAATACCTTAACCCGTGCTTTTCAAATTATACCTAAAACCGCCGGGCCACTTCTTGTAGAATCATGGGAAGGGTCAGATGATACAGGGCCAGTATTAACAAGAACTACATTCGATATATTGCCCGGTGATATTGATACTGTAGTCATGTTGGAATTGAAGGTTGGCCAGATATCCGAAATAGGCGATTCGCAATATGTGCGCTTCTCAGGTATACAATTAGCAGGATCTTTATCTCAATCATCCGGTATCTTTGTAGGTCAAGAATGCCCTTATTTAGATTCAGATGTTCAGTTATTAACAAAGCAGGAGTTAGTAAAGCAAGGCACTGATTATTTAGACTTTACGCCACAATCCCCACAAGCTCCATATAATGAAGCGAGGATATATTACAATAAAGATAGGGAAACATTAGACTTCTATAACGCTATTTCAGATGTTACTGTTAACCTACCCGAAGAATCTATTCAGCCAGTCTGGAATGCTACCGGCGTTACCATCACTAATGGTCAAGTTGTCAAGATATCTGGAGTTGTCACAGCAGGGGTGCCTAATATTGAATTAGCTTTGGCTGATAATGTTGATGATGCCAATGCGTCCGGGGTAGCGACTCATGATATTGAAGATGGAACAAAAGGCTATATCACAGTATTAGGCTCTGTCGGGGGTGTCGATACATCGTCATTTAGTGCGGGTGATATTTTATTCTTATCTACTTTAACGCCGGGAGGATTAGAAAACATAGAGCAAGCGATATTAAATCCTATAGCTTTGTGTTTAGTTTCTGATGCTACGGAGGGAATTATACTTGTAAAACCTAGAGGTGTTGTGAACATAACTGCGATAGCACAAGTTAGAGGGCAAGCGCACACTCAAGAGGTGACATCTACGCCAGAAATATGCTATTGTTTTGACCTGGGAGAATTTGAATTAAATGTAGATGTAAATCAGGTAATAAATCCAAGTGCAGGTGACGGCTACAATGCAGAGTTAAGTCCGACTTCATTGGGTGCGTCAGGGTATTTTAGATTTACATTTAGTGTATCTTTGTCTAGTACAGATAATGAGCGGTTCACTTTAGAGCTTTATATAAATAACCTTCCTACTGGATTAGTGGCTAATATCGATCTAAATAATCCCTCTACTGAATATGGAACCTCTACGATATCAGGAGTTACTGAAAGTATAATTACACCTTCAGATACATTAGAGATTTATATTTATCATAATGGAGGCGGGGGGACGGACACTGTAACTTATGATTCTTCTTTATTTGGTATAGAAAGAATAGGTAATGCATAAGAATAGATATATTTAACAACTTCCTCAGCGCTGAGGCCGAGGGCAAGGGCCACTTCTTAATTGGGGTGGCCTTTTTTATTATATTGCTATATACTAATAACTTAATAAGGAAATATATTATGGAACCTTACGACCCGAATAAAAGATACTTTGGCCCACAAGGTAGTCCTATATGCAAGCTCATACCCGAGGCCCCTCCTACAGTGCCACAACTAGAACCTGTATTCAATAGAGCAGCATATACTCATGACGTTGGATACTCTGGCACAAAGGAGCGCGGTTTTCTCGGTTGGATAAAAAACTACATCGAGCGAAAAAACATAGACCAGAAGTTCATAGACGATATGACTCTTGGGATTATGCAGTACCTGGCAGAAGAGAAGATCACCGAAGACGAAGCAGATATATCCCTCTTGTATGCAGAGTTAGCGTACAAGGCAGTAAGAAAACTAGGCTGGACATTCTACAGAAAAGGAGAATAAGATGTTAAAATCAGAATTGTATGACGCATTAATCGCAGCAGGCCACACCGATGACGAGTTAGAAGATAAACTAAAATCAGAACTAGAGGTGATGTCTCATGCTATCCCAAAAGAAGCCCCTGTATCTGAAACCAAAGAGATCATCTCAAAAAGGAAAACCGAGTATTGGTGCCTTGATGGAACGAAGATCCCTTTCCGAGAATTTAATAAGCCACATGGATATCTTAAGCCTTTTCCAAAAGCCGGAGATAAGATAAAGAAGGTAGATAACAAATGGATATTGGTATGATCAATACAAAGATCAAAGCTCTATTGATTCTATCAATACTCAACTGCGGATGCATGACCTATAAGAAGGTTGTGAATCATTATGTCGTGAATAATGGGTCAAGTTTACTGATAAATGGAAGCCCTATCAAGGTATCAGGCTCTGATGCGCAAGATTCTTTAAACGGAAACGATGTAAAACCTGAGGTATCCTTGCCAATCATCCCTTAAGGATATATAATAAGTAATGAATCAGCAGATCACCCTTCCTGCCTTGTTCATTTACTCCCTTGGCCCGCTGACTACCCTTTGTCAGCGGGCTTTTTATTTAGTCTTGGGTTAAGTCATTATCTTCCATAAATGATTTAAACCGATCCGCCATACTCGGTGGTGGCTTAGGAGATCTTATGATATGATTAGTATTCATAATAACCGGAGTCTCAAATACTGGCGGCGGATCGATCTTCTTAATAATCTCATCTAATAAACCATGGACTCTAAGTAATCCATATCCCTCGATAGCCATCTCACAAAAATCCTCATCATATGGGATGACTAGATTTATCTTCGCGGGATTAATCCATACGCCTACATCTTCGCCGCCTATATCTGCTTTAAATCTCACTCTTTATACTCCTCTAGTAAATTCTTTGCGTGTAAAGCAAAATCTTCTTCGGTATAATTCCTTGCCATAACCCTCAATTGAAGAATAAACCTCTCGGGCGTCATCTTAGCGCCAGCTTCAGAAGTGGCTTCATTGCGAAAGGAGAAAAGCTTATTAATTCTGGATGTATTTATAGATTGCACATCTAGATCTTTTAAGTAAGAAATCTCCTGGAAAAACCCATCAAGATAATCCCCTCTTAAGAACACCCCGCACCAATCATTATTAAACTGCATCGGCCCTGAAGGAACATTACCAGATCCGCCTTCTACATTTATTTTAGTAATCATACACACTCCTTCGCTTTTATGTAACCAACACCTGCACCCCAATCAAAGGCACTCATGTCGGGTAACTTAATATTCTCACCTTCTCTCCATTGCTCCCTAGATGCCAAGGCCCCATACAACTCAGGATAATCTTTGCCTGAGATAATAGATCCATCACACTTCAGAAAACCATTAGACAAAAAAGCCACATGAATCTCCTCAGAGAAGCCCCCACCGCGAATCTTAGGAACAGAGACATCACCAATAGAAGCCCCTTTTAATTGACCCAAAGCTATTCTATTCATCTACTCAACTCCTATATCATTAAGCTTAGAAAACTCACCAAAGTACATACGCGCAGCTAAGTTATAAACACGCGCAGCGTCGTCTTCTTTTTTGAAATAACCCAAGTGTATATTCTTCTTCTGATAATAAACTTGAGCTAACCAGCGAACACAATCCTTGCCATAGTAAGTTTCAGTCCTTATACGAACACCCTTATACTTGCTCGTAGTACCACGACGACTAGAAGTATTCATACAGTTCTGCTGTTG